AAGTCTAAATCAAACCTTTTGCATATGAAACCAACTGTTTTTGTGTGTAATTTAAGTGATGAAGTTTTGGGAGGTTACAAACTCCTCACCGCTATGGTAAAACGGTGTTCACTAAACATTCCAGGAGAAGAAAATAATCTCATTATTAATAGACTACTAGCCGAATATGGCTTTTCATCTAATGAATTATTAATTATTAATAATCTATTTTCTTCTTCTTATGCGACAGTTACCTTGGAAAAAATGGAACTTTTCAAGGATTTAACCCTTCAAAGGAATGAAGGTGAGCAAGATTATTTTGAGAAATATCTTTGCTTTGTAGAGCAGGAGGCTGCTGACTATGTAGAGCGGGTGTCAGAACTCTCTTCTGTCTTTGGTATGGAACTAAGGGCGGAGGAACGGGACTGGGAACTGTGGAAATATAGGGCCTTGTGCTTTGTGGGATCGGTTATTGATCAATGGAAGTACTGTGTGAATCGGATCTTCTTGGATCATTTTGGTTTTTTAGACCAAGATGTTCCTTTAGAAGCTAAACCATACTTTTTGGGTATCAGGCTATTGCCAAGACGTTTAAGAGTCAAAGTAAATAGACTGAAATCTAAGAATAAGGTTTCGAAGAACGCGGATATATTGATCAACACATTGTTTCAGGGATTTAAAAAGGGACTATTACCCGTAAGATCAGAGAAGGTTATTTCGAATCTTCTAGAGCACGCGGAGGATCTTGGTACTGACAAGGGCGCAGTTTCAGACGATATTAATGATTGTTTGGAGCGAACCGTAATAGAGGTGATGGGGAATGAAAGAATTTCTCAGAGCTTCAACGGCGCAATGCCTTTTTCAGCCAAGTCCACAATAGAATCTAATTATATGGACAATGGAGCCATGGGCGAACTTCTGAGGAGGTTTTCTCCAATAGGAACACGGATTTCATGGGAATTTTATGGATATTTGAGAACAGGACCATCCTGGGATCAGATAGTTGAAGTAAGAGGACCATGGGTCACTTCTGAAGAGCTACACGAGTTAGCTCAACCGGAAATTGTGAAGTCCCTATTCGAGGAACCTAGAAGCGAACCTAGCTGTATACTGGAACCGATGAAAGTCAGAATTATTACCAAACCTAAATGGAATCAATACCTTGGTATGAAGTCTATTCAACAGAGTTGGTGGAGACGTCTGGTCAGCCACAAAAGCGGGATCTTTAAGCTAACGGGTCAAACTGTTAGTTCTGAGGATATACGCGAACTACAATTCAAATCTACTGGTTCTCACTTTGTATCAGGTGATTATTCAAAGGCAACGGACTGTCTTAAAATGGCAGTAACTAAGCAACTTCTTACATTCATGTGTTCTTCCGAAGACCTCGAAATGCAACGCATGTGTGAGAATGCCCTAACTGGGGGAAAGATTTCCTACACCATGGGTCGGATCGTACCTGCTTCACGAGATCGTGAAGTTTGGGAGCGTATTGACGCCATGGGGAAGAAATTCTCCTCATTTGGGAATATATTTAGTTTGTCGTGCTTTTCGGAGCGTTTGAATAAATTACAACTAGCAAGTTTACAAGATTTTGATGCAAATGACTTTAGTGATCAGGGCTTCGGTCCTTTTGGATTCCACGTTAAACAAAGGAATGGTCAATTAATGGGTTCAATCATTAGTTTTATCGTTTTGTGTTTAGCAAATCTGGGTGCTTATAGGCATTCGCTGGAAACCTACTATGGTCGTGTCATCTCGCTTGATGAGATTGGAAACTCTCATCCTGTTTTAATTAACGGTGATGATATCCTTTTCAAGTCTGATCGCGAATTTTACCAACACTGGAAAAAGGTAATCACAGAGTTTGGCTTTATGCCAAGTCCTGGAAAAAACCTTTTTCATAAGGAGTTGTGTCAAATAAATTCGGTCTTGTATCGAGTTACGGATAAACAAGGTCCTTTTAATGAAGATATCATATCGGAAATCCCGTATATTAATTTTGGTTTAACTACTAATCGTAAAAAACAGGATTGCGAGATTGATGTTGGAGTCAATAGGACTGGGCTGACTCAGGAAGTGATCAACGGATCACTGATTGGTCGTGTTCGGAGCATGAAGAAAATTCAAGAAACCCTCCTCACGGGTTTACCAAGGGTATTAAAGGAACGGGCTAATCGCTTGTTATTTAAGCACTCTAAGTGGATTCGAGAGACTTTTCCTGGTGTTGATATATTTCAACCAGGGCAGAGTGGAGGATTGGGTCTTGATAGTATCGGCATCGAAGAACAGAGCGAAACAAAGAAAGAATCAGGTCATCGTCGTAGGATTCAGGAGTATTTACAACTGAAGAATACAACCTTATCTGCTTGGCTGTTGAACATAACACAAGACAGAACAATTGCATTACTCAGGGAAGAGGAAGGAAACTCTTTCCCGTCGCTGCGATTGTGTGCGGACGATAGTCTTCTGGAAGAAGATAGAAATTGCACTAAGAATCGTTATTGGAAGATCATATGTATGAATCAAAAGTACATGAGGTCCCACGTACAACCTTTAGCTAACAAAATCGATGTAACGATCGAGAATAGGTTGCCCCATCAACGCATGATGCGGTTTGTTAAGGAAGGTGATATAGAACTTTGGAGGACTGATCTCGCAATTAGGGGAGTTGAACCGGACGATTTTGCCATCGATGTGATGGTGAAGTTTGGTCTGTTAATGACTCTTCTCTTTGAGGAATTGGTGGTCTAGTGAACTAACTCACTTGTTTCTATGGTGAATGATAGAAAGGAACTAACTTTATAGTATCGAATAGTTAGACTCTGGTGCTCTGGTAAGCGTAATGGCGTCCATCACACAGCTTGCACCAACAAGCGCGTTACCCTCGAGGGGGTACAGGTCGTTAATAAGGAAAATATTAATGGAATGACGTTTCTGCCTAGTCATGGCATGGAGAAACAAGTAGTGAATTCAAG